CTCCAAGGTAGTACCGGAGCACAGGGACCGAAGGGTGATCCGGGTCCGCAGGGTCCGCAGGGTAATACGGGAGCGCAAGGTTCTACAGGTCCCGGTGTGATCACCGGTGGCAGTCCGGGTCAGGTGTTGGCCAAGAAGTCGGGCAGCGATTTCGACACCCAATGGATTGATAATACTGGTGGTTGGTCCGTAGTGCGTAAATCCGCCGATGAATCGATAGCCAGTAGCTCCGCATTGCAAGATGACGATCAGTTGCAGTTTCAGACTGTGGCTGGTATGCCGTACGAGATCGAGTTGTTGGTGATTTACGCCAATAGTGGTGGGACCAAGGCGGATATTAAGGGCGAACTGTCTGAAGATGCCACGGCTCGAGGTTCGACTATGTGGGTGGGACTGAGCACGGCGGACGCTGCTCAAACTTTGACCACTACGGATGTGGGCGGGGTGTCCGCCACCTTCGGTACGGCCGTGGCCAAACGAGTTATCCGTGCGTTGGCTCATCATGTGGGTAATGGCGGTTTGTTTAAATTCCGCTGGGCACAGAACACGGTCGATCCGGCGGCCACCACGGTTTACACTGGCTCAGTGTTGCGCTATCGGGCTATCGCCTAAAGGAGGCGGTCTCATGTACCAGGGAGGGAACCAGCAGTTCGCCTCCCCCACGGAGGCCCTAGCGCATCTTTCGGAACAAGCCTGGAGCAATTGGACCAAGGCAGATTATACGTTGGAACAGTGGCATGCCGCGTGTTTGATTCATACACATGACGGCGCTCCGACCTCTAAGAGTCAGTGCAAGTTGCCAGTCAAGACGCCGAATGGTGTGTTGAATCGCAACGGTGTGCACGCTGCGGCCGCGGCGTTGGCGGGGGCTCGAGGTGGAGTGACGGGAGTCTCCGCTGATCAGAAGGAAAAAGCGGCCGGGGCTTTGCGACGATATTACGCTCAGCTAGAGGAAGATCCACCCGAATCACTCAAACATTTCGGTACCAAAGGTATGAAGTGGGGGGTACGCAAAGAACAAGAAGCTAAACCCATTCGCGGGGCGGTAAAAGAACCAATTGTCCGTAAGACCAAGAATGGTGATACGTTGACCCTAACTCCGCAACCTCCGGGCGTGATTAATACGGGTTTGGCCAAATTGAGTAAAGGTTGGCGAGAGCGAGTTGATAACGGGGCCAGTTTGAAGATTACCGATGAATCGGGCAAGAAAATTGGCACCGCTACGTTCTGGTTTAAGGGTAAGGACGACATTTATCTCAATTGGATCCAAATTAATAAATCGGCCCGAGGTAACGGTTACGCTTCGGAGGTTCTGAGCGCTGCGGCTGAACACGGGAAGAAAACCGGTCGAAAACGTATGGTCTTGGAAGTTCCTGGAAATGCCCCTGATGCTCGTCACATCTATGAAAAGATGGGATTTCGGCCCACCGGAGTTAAGATGGGTAATGAGAATGACATCTGGGGTGGACTTACTCAATACGAGTATCGGTTCGACAAATAGGGATAGAGAGGAGGTGATGCATGGCAAAACTCGGAGACCGGCTGAGGCATGCCTGGAACGCGTTCACAGACAGCGATAGTGTCCGAAATCGTCCTATGGCCATTGAAGGTGGCTACTTCTATGGTGGACGACCCGATCGAATTCGTCCGCGCTTTTCAACCGAGCGATCGATCATCTCCTCGATCTATACCCGAATCGGCATTGATGTCGCCGCCGTACCTATGCGGCATGTGCGTACGGATGATCAAAATAGGTACCTGGAAGACATTCACAGCGGTCTCGACAGTTGTTTGACCCTAGAAGCCAATGTGGATCAGGCGGCCCGAGCCTTCCGTCAAGATGTGGCCATGACGATTTTGGATGAAGGCTGTGCAGCCATTGTGCCCGTGGATACCACTTTGTCTCCCGAGGAGTCAGGTGGTTATGACATTAAAACCATGCGAGTTGGCCGAATTGTAGCGTGGTTTCCGCAACATGCCCGGGTCTCAGTATACAACGAAGCTCGAGGCCAGCGCGAGGAGCTTACGCTGTCCAAGAAGACTGTGGCTATCGTGGAGAATCCCCTATATTCGGTCATGAATGAGCCCAATTCGACGTTGCAGAGACTGATTCGTAAGCTAAATCTTTTGGATACCGTGGACGAACAGTCGGCTTCGGGAAAACTTGATCTGATTGTCCAACTTCCGTATGTGATCAAATCGGAAGCCCGTCGACAACAAGCTGAACAGCGGCGTAAAGATATTGAATTTCAACTGAAAGGTAGCCAATACGGTATTGCCTACACCGATGGCACCGAAAAGATCGTTCAGTTGAATCGTGCGGTGGAGAATAATTTGCTCCCGCAGATCCAGGAGCTTAAGACGCAGCTGTATGGCGAATTGGGGCTTACCCCGGAAGTCATGAACGGAACGGCTGACGAAAAGGTTATGCTGAATTACTATGCGCGGACGATTGAACCGTTGTTGGATTCGATCATCGAAGCTATGATTCGTGTGTTTCTGACCAAAACGGCCCGTACCCAAGGTCAATCGATCATGTATTTTCGGGATCCGTTCAAGTTTGTGCCTATCGGCGGTGAAGGTGGCATCGCTGATATTGCCGATAAATTCACGCGTAACGAGATTACCTCGTCGAACGAGATTCGCCAAGCTATCGGCATGAAGCCTTCACAGGAACCGAAGGCCGATAAGCTGATCAACGCCAATATGCCGCAAGGCGATACCGGAGTTGATCCGAATGCACCCGAACCGGCGGATCCAAAAGTTACGGCCGTAGTGAATGATCTGGCCGGGGCGGAAGCCGAAGTTGATGCAGCATTGGCGGCTGGGTAATGTTGACACCTACCGAATTCGAATTGCAGCATCTCATCACCGGTTACGATCCGGCGCAGGCTCATGCCTACTACGAATTGCATAAACAGCTTAAGGGACGACGTCCAGCCGCAGAAACGCCCCCGGCGGAAGCGGCTAAGAGTACAGAAATTCGCAAAAAGACTGCTACTCGGAATGACGCCCTAATCCGAGTGCAATCCTTGGAGCTCAAGCTTCAGAAACTGGATACTCTGATTCAACAGAAATTGCATAAAGAGGCCAGTGAGAATCGTAAAAGCAAGGCCAAAGCGGAACGGGCGGCTAAGGAAAAAGATAAGCCTGCTTCGGCGGCCGAAAAAGCGGAAGCGGCTCGAGAGTCTAAGACGTTTAGAGCTAAGCATCAACAAGAGCTGAAAACCAAGTCCAGTAATGGGTCTAGCGGTGGTGATTCTACTGGCGATTCTACTGATAAAGGGGACGAAACGGTTTCGGAGTCCAGTTCGGTGGCCGAGCTTAAAGCGCTATCCACCAAGATTAAAGGACGCCTGGCCGTCGCCAAACAAAATCTAGCTGCGCTCTGAGAGCGCCGAAGATCCAAATGACGAAAGGAACAGTCAAAATGGGAGCAAATTCCCGTCGACTGGACTTCGGTGACTCTTCGCCGGAGAACAGCCTGAGGCACTCGGCCGTGGCAGTTAAGCCGGATTTCAGTGGCTGGGCCACGAAGTTCGGTCTGCGTTGCTCGGACGGGCGCACAATCCTGAACGGGGCCTTCGAGCACCAGGATGGAGATCGGGTTCCGCTGGTGTGGCAGCATGGGCATAGCTCGCCCGAGAATGTGTTGGGGCACGGCATTTTGGAAAGCCGGTCCCAGGGGGTCTACGTTCACGGTTATTTCAACGAGACCGCCCAAGCTAAGAATGCGAAGACGTTGGTCCAGCATGAAGATATTTCTGCGCTGTCGATCTTCGCCAATCAGCTGGTGGAGAAGGCCAAGCAAGTCTCGCACGGAGTGATCCGCGAGGTCTCATTGGTTCTGGCCGGTGCCAATCCCGGTGCTCTGATCGACAACATCGAGATCGCTCACGCTGACGGAGATATCGATATTGTCGCCGATGAGGCGATTATTTACACCGGGCTGGAACTTGAGCACACAGACACCGAGGATGACACCGAGGATGGCACGGAGGTTAAGGACGAGACGGAGTCGGAAGTTGAGCATGCCGACGAAGATCTAACTGTCCAGGATGTCTTTGAGTCGATGACTCAAGAACAGAAGGAAGTCGTCCATTACATGGTGGGCGCAGCTTTGGAGAGCGTCGCCGCTTCCGATGACAGTACCGAAACCAACGCCTCCGCAGAGGAGGTTGTCACCCACGAGGATAAGGACGAAAACGAGATGAGCGGACGCAACGTCTTTGAGGCGGCACGCGAGGACCGCAATGGCAATAGCGGTTCCCGTACCGTGCTCTCGCATGACGCCATGAAGGGCATCGCCGCGGACGCTGTGAAGCGCGGCTCGCTGAAGGAGGCGGTGGAAGATTACGCCTTCAAGCACGGTATCGAAAGCATCGACACGCTGTTCCCGGATGCCCGGACCATCACGGACATGCCCGATTTCGACTCCCGTCGGGTCGAATGGGTGCGCGATGTCCTGGCCAAAGTGCGGAAGAGCCCATTTTCGCGGATCAAGTCGATCACCGCGGACATCACCCATTCCGAGGCGCGGGCCAAGGGCTACATCAAGGGCACGTTGAAGAAGGAAGAGTTCTTCGGCTTGATGAAGCGGGTCACCACCCCGAGCACGGTGTACAAGAAGCAGCGTCTGGATCGCGACGACATCATTGACATCACTGACTTCGATGTCGTGCTGTGGCTGAAGGCTGAGATGCGACTCATGCTGGATGAGGAGATCGCTCGGGCCATTCTCATTGGCGACGGCCGTGACGTGGACGACGAAGACAAGATCCGGGACCCCAAGGGAGCCACGGACGGAGCGGGCATTCGCTCGATTCTCCACGACGACGACCTCTACGCCGCCACCATCACCATTGACGTGGACGGCGACCTGCGCAAGACGGACATCGTGGACAAGATCCTCGAGTCCATGCGGTTCTACAAGGGCTCGGGACTGCCGACGTTCTACACCACGTTGCCGGTGACTACCCAGATGTTGCTGGCCCGAGACTCGCAGGGACGGCGGTTCTATCGGACGGCGTCCGAGTTGGCCTCCGAGCTGGGGGTGGCCGGAGTGGTGGCCGTCGAGTCCATGGAGGACGAGCCCGACCTGGTCGGAATCATCGTCAATCTGTCCGACTACACGGTGGGTGCCGATCGCGGTGGCGAAGTGTCGTTCTTCGACGACTTCGACATCGACTACAATCAGTACAAGTACCTGATTGAGGCACGGTCGTCTGGCGCGCTGACCAAGATCCGTTCGGCGCTGGTCATTCGGCAGGCGGCCGCCGGTGCCACTAAGGTCACTCCGGCCGAACCGACGTTCGATTCCGAT